TTAGTATATTGTAAAGTAATCACCATCAAATTCTATATAATCTATTATATTTCTTATGCTTTGTTGTTTTTCTTTCATGTCTAATTTATTGAAGCTATCTATAAAATCATTGAATTCTTTTTCATTATTAAATAAGTGGTTTGACTTTTTATTTTCCATAGCTATCAATTTTTGAGTTTTAATATTTTTCAAGTTATTAAGCTCTGTTTCGTAAGCTTCTATGGTTTTTACAAGCCTATTAGCAAGAGATTCATTGGCTAATGCAAGTTTATCCACTAATCCTATTATTAATTTGTCTTTTTCATCTATTTGCTTTGTGATTACATTAATTTCAGATAATAAGTTATTTTCTTTAGAATTATCATTTATGGTATCTTCATCTAAAGTAAATTTCTTTAATTCATCTAGTATTAAGTTTTCTGCTTTAGATACATTTATGTATTTTTTCATACAGTTGTTAGGGCACATTAGGTATACCCCCGTATTAGTCGTTCTTACCTTCATGTACTTGTTGCAGTGAGTACACTTAACCATTTGTGCTAGCCATGTCTTAGACGATATGCGAGGGGCTCTGTGCCCGTCATATGTCTTTAACCTTACTTGCACTTGAATCCAATCAGAATCGCTTATAACAGCTTCATGTTTAGATATAACCGCTATCTTATTAGAGTTACTAGATCCCTTTTTGCCGTAAGTTAAATAACCATTTCCCATTCTGTCTTCGTAAGAGATTACTTCATATCCAATATTACCTAAATACTCATTAGCTAGTTGGCTGCTTTTCATATATAAAGGATTTCTTAAAATAAGTTTAATACCTTTTGAAGTCATTTTTAATTCTCTGCCTAAGTCGTTGGCACTTTTTCCTTTTAAAAAGCTGTTAAATATATAAGAAATAGTTTCACCATCTATAAGCTTTAAATAAGAGCCATAAGGTGTTTTATCAATTTCATATCCAAACGGAGTAGGACCACCAGAGTATCGTCCTTCTCTGGCTAACTGGTTCATACTATCAATAACTCTTGCTTTTATATTTTCTCTTTCCATTTCCGCAAGGGAAGCAAGTAAAGTGACCATCATTTTACCAGCTGGAGTGCTAGGATCATATCCTTCTGTTATTGATACCAAATCAGTATTATAACTTTTGAATAGTTCGAGTGTAGTTAAGAAGTCAAGAGTGTTACGTGCTATTCTATCAAATTTATAGCATACAACAATATCAAATTCACCATTAGAAACCCTTCTTGATAATTCCTGGAAAGCTGGTCTATCTGTATTTTTACCACTTATACCTCTATCTTGAAAAACTTCAAAAGTATTTTCACCTTTGAAGTAATTTGTGCATAATTCTTTTTGAGATTCTAAACTTATAGACCTGTCATCACCAGCAACGGATTTCCTTACATATATTGCGATTCTCATGAAATCACCTCATTATTTGTCATTATTTCTAATGCTTAATTTATACATAATTTCTTTCATTAATGTTTTATTTAAAAATTCTTCTGTATCTTTATCCATTTTTCCATCAGGTGAAATTAATCCGTTATCAATAAAGCTATTTATAATATTATCAAGTACCTCATAAGAATGAACTTTTATATCTTCGTTAGAATCAATAAAATATTCAATAGGTTTATTGGCAATCTTAGAAAGCTTAGTTATTATATTTAGATTGCCAACAATTCTTCCTTGTTCAATCTCGCTTATATAGCTTCTACTAACTTCACATAATTTAGCTAATTCTGCTTGTGTTAATTTTAGTTCGACTTTTCTTATGTATTTAACTTTGTCTGCAAAATTCATCTTCTATCACCTTTCATTATTACAGATTTACTGTCTTTATGTATTAATAATAAACAAAAAAACAGTAAAAGTCAACATTTTTATAGTAATTTGAAGTAAACGGAAGGTACACAGAGATGGTTTGTCTACATAACGTTTTAAGTGTTAATATGAAGTTTGTTGAATGACATAAAATCTGTCACAATGATTTTGAAAGGAGGGAAAAATATGGAACTAAAACAATTAAGATTGGACAAACATATAACTCTTGTAGGTGCTTCAAAAGAAATTGATATACCTAGAGACAGACTTTCTAGAATAGAAAAAGGAATAAGCGATTTGCCAGCAAGATGTGTGATGAAACTAGCTGAATTATATTCAACAACACCAGATAATATAATTACATTACATCAAAAAGACATAGAAACATTTTGCAAAAAGGACTTATTAGGGGAATTAGACAGAGCAGAATTTTTTTTAAAATCAAAAGACAGAAAATCTGTCATTTAAGAGGTGCAATGATGAAGGTAATTATCAAAGATGAAAAAAAACTTATAAAAAAGCTTTCTTTAGAAGTAAGAAGATTAACAAAAGGTTATTAAAATAGGACAAGCCTTAGTTAAAAACCATACCCACTAAGGACTAAGAGGGATGCATTGTAGCGGTTAATAAATTTTGGGAGGAATGTAAATGAAAGGAATACAGGTTTTCAGCAACGAACAATTTGGACAAGTAAGAGTAATTACTAAAGATGGGGAGCCTTGGTTTGTAGGTAAAGATGTATCTGAAATATTAGGATATTTAGAACCTAACAAAGCAATAACAAGACATACAGATGAAGATGACAGGATAAAACATCCTATCACAGATAATTTGAAAAGAGTACAAGAAACTTGGGTTATTAATGAAAGTGGATTATATAGTTTGATTTTTGGTTCAAAGATGGAAAGCGCAGCAAAATTTAAAAGATGGGTAACAAGTGATGTACTACCATCTATTCGTAAACATGGAATGTATGCAACAGATGAACTTATAAATAACCCAGACTTGCTAATAGCAGCAGCAACCAAGATTAAGGAAGAAAGACAGGCTAGATTAGAGGCTGAAAAGCTAAGGGACAAGCTAATACACCAAAACAAGCTATATACCACAAGCGAGATTGCAAAGGAACTAGGGTTAAAGAGTGCCACCAAGTTAAATGGGTTACTTGCAGAAAAGAAAATCCAGTACAAGCAAAATAAGACCTGGTTACTTTATTCCAAGTATGCAGATTGTGGCTATGTAAGTATCAAGCAAGACATTTTGGATAGTGGACATATCATATATGACAGAAAGTGGACAGGCAAAGGTAGGGACTTCATATTAAATTTATTTAAGGAGGAAATGTAATGAAAGAATTAACATTCAGAGAGGTTATAGCAAATATCAAAGACGGAGAAATTTGGGAACATAGAAATTTTGTAATTGAAATTGAAGACGATGGAAACCATGAAATTAAGATAAGACATAAAAAAGGATTTAACGATTGTTCTGCAATATATTTTGAACCAAGTGATAAATTTCAACTTCAAAGAAAAAAATACTCCTTTGCAGAAGCATTTAAGGCTTATGAGGAAGGTAAGGAAATAGAGAGTTGCATCAATAGTGATTGGTACTACAAATTAGGTGAGTGTGAATTGCTTGTTTGTGCTAAGGAAATCAAGGGTGAGTGGTACATAAATGATTAAGGAATTAGCATTTAAGCACAAAGTGTTTCTAGAGAATTTAGGAATTGACTATAACAACTATTTATTTGTCGGCAAGGGTGCTGATTACTACAGATTTATGGACAAGCACTCTAAGCAAGTATTTGACATAAGAAGATAAATGTAAATGAATATTAAAGAATTGGAAAGGGGTATAAAAAATGTTAACAAGTAATGCAAGTATATTATTAAAAGTTTTTTCAAGTGTGTTTTTAGGAGCAGTATTCTTAATGGGTTTTTTCTCATGGGGGTATAGCAAAAACAAGGTAGACAAGCTTAGAAGTAGCTTCTTTACAGTAGGAAGCTTGATAAGTTTTCTATATACAATAAATATTTAAGGAGGTGAAATAAATGACAGAGGAATTAGCAAGAGATAGCCAGGGTAGATATGCTTATAATCCAGAATACTTTGGAAAAACTGGCAAACCTTATTCGCAAGACGACCATGATTATCTTGTTAAATGGTATGACAAAATTCCGCTTGACGAAATGGCATTTGCACTTGAGAGAACACCAACAAGTATAGAAGCTAGAATGAGGTACTTGAAGAAAAATGGATTGTTATATACTTACAAAGCACCAGCACCAAAGCCACTAAGATACAAAGATATTAAATCTCAAATAGATACAGTAGTGGCAAAGTATTTTAATGGCATACCACTAAATGTGATCTTAGAAAAAAATAAGGCTAATGCTTAAGCACCACCAAAAGCAAATAGCCAAAACAAAATAATCAATATTAATTATACCAAATAAAATCAACAAATATCAAGAGGAGTGATTTATTAATGAGTAATGTTAAAGGTTATAAAGTTTTTAATCCCGATTGGACTTGCAGAGGGTTTCAATATGAAGTAGGTAAGACATTCGAACATGATGGAAATATAGAGTTGTGCGGCAGCGGTTTTCACTTTTGCCAAAAAGCTAGTGATTGTTTTAAGTATTATGATTTCAATTCCAATAACAAAGTTGCAGAAGTTGAAGCACTTGATCTAGTTGAAACAGAAGGTAATAAGTCAGTAACAAATAAGATTCATATTGTTAGAGAAATCCCATGGCAAGAATTATTGACTATTGTAAACACTGGTAAAGACTGTACCGGACTAAAAAACACAGGGGACAGGAACACAGGGAACTGGAATACAGGGGACTGGAACACAGGGGACAGGAACACAGGGAACTGTAACACAGGGGACAGGAACACAGGGAACTGTAACACAGGGGACTGGAACACAGGGGACAGGAACACAGGGAACTGTAACACAGGGGACAGGAACACAGGGAACTGTAACACAGGGGACTGTAACACAGGGGACAGGAACACAGGGAACTGGAACACAGGGAACTGGAACACAGGGAACTGGAACACAGGGGACTGTAACACAGTTGATTTCTCTAATGGTGTTTTCTGTACTAAAGAAGATACAATAAAGATTTTTGATAAAGAAAGCAATATGACATTAAGCGAGTGGAGAGAAAGTAGAGCAAGAAGAATAATAGCTTGGAATATGGAGACAACAGTATGGATTTATCAAAGAAACATGACAGAACAAGAAAAAGAGCAATACCCATCATATAAGACCACAGGCGGTTACTTGAAAGTATTTACTTATGAAGAAGCTTGGAAGAACCTTTGGAATAGTATTACAGACGAAGAAAAACAAGAAATAATTAATATTCCAAACTTTGATAAGAACAAGTTCAAAGAAATCACAGGAATAGAAATATAGGGAGGTTTTAGATATGAGTAAATTTAAAGTTGGCAATAAGGTAACAGGCGTGAATCTAAACCAATGCATGTATGGTAAAAAGGCAAGGGTTATAAAGATAGTAAACTTTTGTGGAATGACAGGTTATATTTTAGATGAATTTCCTGTGATTAAATGGTGGGAAGACGAATTAAAGCTAATAGAACCAGCAACAGAAGAGTTCACCTTCGAGGAAGTAATAGCAAGGATTAAAGAAGGGGAAGTTTATCAAAACAGCTTAAGTAGTATATCTAAGATAGATGGATGTATAGAAGTTGTCAGCATTAATAGAAGTGGTCGCACTATTCCAAAAGGTGAGGAATATATTGTGAGATTTGAAACTAATAACTATAAACTAGTTCCTAAAAAGAATAATTATTTACTATTTGTAGTAGAACACAAAGAAGGTGGAAAGAGATACTTATTCAGAAGCGATTTAGACCATACTTTAGACGATATGGTGGTATGCGATACTTGCCAAGGTAAGTCTTACGGAAAGATGATTAAGGTAGTTACTAAGGAACTTACAGAAGAAGAATACAAGCAATATAAACCAATAGTAAAGATAATCTCTAAAGGTTGTCCGTTCTAGGGGGTGCGATATGGAATTGCCAAGTTGTATGTATGACTACAGACACGAAAACCCACAAGCTAAGAAAATATATACTTGCAGTTGTTGCGGATATGGAATTTATATAGGTGATGCTTACTGGAATATATCGGGGCAGATAATCTGTGAGGAATGTATAGAGCATCTAAAAAATGAAGCAGAGGAGGGATAAGAATGTACGAAAATTGTAAATTGCAAAATATAAAAACTGTACTAGCTTGTTATGGCGATAAAATGACAGATAAAGAACTTACTCAAATAGCAATTAGGGTAAATGCAGCTAAAGAAAGAATTGATAGGGAGGAAAGAAATAATGGCTAATGATATGCAAACTCTAGTGTTAAAGAACACTAATACTCAACTTTCTTCAATGTTGGAAAAAGAAGCACAAGCCTTACCAAAAGGTTTTAATACATTAAGATTTAAGCAAAATGCAATGACAGTATTAAGCAGCTTAGATTTAAGCAAGATGAGAGGGCAAGAGTTTAACCTTGCTAGGTGCATTATAAAAGGTGCATACCTAGGGTTAGATTTCAGCAACAAGGAATGCTATGTAATTACCTATGGTGGTAAGCCAGAGTTTATGACCGATTATAAGGGCGAGGAAAAGTTAGTTTATAACTATTCAGTAAGACCAGTTAAAAATATATATTCCCAAGTAGTTAAAGAAGGGGAAAAATTCGAGATCATTACCAATGGAACTGAAAAAACAATAATTCATAACCAAGGTATAAGCGACAAGCCAATAATTGGGGCGTATACAGTTGTAACTTATGAAGATGGGACAATAAATACAGAAATAATGACTAAAAAAGAAATAGAAGTTGTTAGAGATAAATTTAGTAAACAATCGAGGGGAAAAGCTTGGGGCGATAGTTTCGGTGAAATGGCTAGAAAAACAGTGCTAAGAAGAATGTGTAAGCATATTCAACTTAATTTCGATACCATTGAACAACAACAAGCTTGGAATTCCACTTCTGATGTTAATTTCGAGGATAAACCTACAGAAGTTACCAAAAGTCAAATTGAGAAAGATTTAGAAGCAGACGGAACTATTCAAGATGTAAGTTTTGAGGAAGTGAAAGAATAATGAAAATTAACAAAGATAATTATTACTCGCTAGAAGCCGATTTAAGCACTATGTCGGTTAGCCAATATAAGTTATGGCTAAAGTGTGAAAGACAAGCCCTAGCGAAGATTAGAGGGGAATATAAGGCATTAGAAACAGATGCCTTTCTCCTTGGTAAATATGTACACGCGTTCAGTGAGGGAACACTAGAAAAATTCAAGGAGGAAAATCCAAGTTTATACTCCAGCCAAGGTAAGACTAAAGGACAACTTAAATCCACTTTCAAGGTAGCTGAAACTATGGTTAAGGCATTGGAAAATGATAAGGCTTGTATGAAGTTCCTGGAAGGGGAAAAGGAAGTAATAATTGAAGGTGAGTTATTCGGAGTTAAGTGGAGGGGCATGGTTGATATTCTTAACCTAGAAAAAGGATTCTTTAGTGATCTAAAAACAACCCAAGGCATTCACAAAAAATATGGTGGATTAACTTTCATAGAGCATTATGGATATATAGAACAAATGGCGATATATAGGGAGTTAATTAAGCAGCAGTTTGGTAAAGACTTAATACCTTACATTGTAGCAGTTGAAAAGAATGATAACCCACTAAAGGCAATCGTGAGGGTTGATGAATATTACACCCAGCCAAAGCTATCGGAAATTGAGTTTAATCTCGAAAGAATAATGCAAGTCAAGAATGGCGAGGTTGAACCAATAGGTTGTGGAGAGTGTGATTATTGCAGAAAGAACAGTAAGGTTACACAGATTTTAAGTATAGAAGATTTGTAGGAGGGGTTTAAATGAAAAATTATGCAAATGCTAATGGTTTAAAAGATACAGGAATTAAGCCACATCAAATACTTGTAGCATCAACAAGTGAACCAGATTACGAAATGTGCAGACAAATACTACTTGTAGATGTTGACGGATTAGAATATGACGAATACTTACTTTTAGAAGGTGGACATTGTAGTTGTTATGACTTTGACGAAACAGATTGGCATGGAACTATCTACACAAAGGGAGAACTAATCAAACTGGCAGAAGCTGCTTACAACGAGAATGATGTGTTTTGGAAGCAAGTATTAGAACAAATGTAAGGCGGTGATAATTTGGCAGATGTACACAAATCTTATTATGCAATAATACCAGCCAACATAAGGTACGATTCAAGCATTACCCCTAATGCAAAGTTGCTATACGGAGAGATTACCGCGCTTTGCAATGAAAAAGGGTATTGCTGGGCAAACAATGAGTATTTTGCATCACTATACGGAGTTAGTAAAGTATCAATATCTAAATGGATAAGGCAACTAGTAAAAAAGGGATATATTGATTCTGTATTGGAGTACAAGGAGGGTACTAAAGAAATCTTAAATAGGTATTTAACAATTGTTAATGACCCTATTAAAGAAAAGTTTAATACCCCTATTAAAGAAAAGTTTAAAGATAATAATACATTAATTAATAATACATCTAATAATAAAAAAGAAAAAAGAAAAACTGAATTTGATTTATTGATAGAAGGATATACAGAAGATTTGCAACTAAGAAATACAATATATGAGTTTCTAAAGATGAGAAAGGCAATAAAAGCACCAATGACAAGTAATGCTTTAAAGCTAATGCTTAATAAATTGGATAGATTAGCACCTAAGGACATTCATTGTGATTTAAGGATTTCGATACTAGAACAAAGTATTATGAACTCCTGGAAGGGAATATTTGAACTTAAAGAAGAGCTTAAAAAGAAAGTAGTTCCGGAGGATAGACACTATGGATTTGATAGCTAATGAAGAAATTGAACAAAATGTACTTGGTGCGATACTGGTTGATAGTAGTTTATTCTATAAGATTTTAGACTTGAATGAGGAAGTATTCTATTCTACTGCACATCAGACTTTATTTAGAGCCTTTAAAAGCGTTTCTAAGGAGTTCCAAAAGATAGATATAGGATTAGTCGGAAATTATATTAAAACCTTTCAGCCGAAGGGATTGACCATCTCATACGTGTCTAATTTAATGCTATCTGTTCCAAGTACAAGTAACTTTGATGAATACCTGGATATATTAATAGACTTGTACCAAAAACGAGAGATAAGAAAGCTATTTCAAAAAGTGGACTTTAAAGAAAGCAGCAACATAATAAAAGAAAAGTTACTAGGTGCATTAAATAATGTGTACCAGCAAAAAGCTAAGGATATAAACACCGGCGAAATGGTTATGGATAGACTTGATTCGATACTATCCCATGAAGAAAGAAAAGGGCTTAAAACAGGATTTTGGGCGATAGATAATAATTTAAAAGGCTTTCATGGTGGCGAATTAATAACAATAGCAGCTAGATCACAAGTTGGAAAAACCACTTTTGCAGTAAATGTGTTCACTTACATGGCTTTGTATGGATATAAACCACATTATTTTAGCTTAGAAGTTCCACGAGAAGAAGTGTTAAATAAAATGCTTTCTTTACAGAGTGGCATTGAAAGTAAGTATATAAGGTTTAATAACGTACCGCAAGAAGATGAGGAAAAACTAGTACAAGTTGGTTCAATACTAGCTGGTAAAAACTTTTATATTCGTGATGATAGAAGCGATATTGAAGCGATAACCATGAAAATAAGGGAAGAAGTAATAAATAGCAACTTAGATATAGCATTTATTGACTTAATTAATAGAGTTACTACCAAAGAAAAGGCTGGCACTAAGGCTGAATATATTGGGAATATAACAAGAAGGTTAAAATTACTTGCTATGGAGTTAAATATTCCAATAGTAATCATGGCTCAAATTAATAGGACGGTTGATAAGCAAGTAGATAAAAGACCAACGTGTGCTGATTTAAAAGAATCTGGAAGCATAGAAGAAGATTCGGATGTAATAATCGGACTTTATAGGGACCCGAGGTTATCAGATGCAAACTATAGAAGGGATAATAAAATAGAAGCTGATTTTACTAGCGATAATCCAGATAAGAATCCGGAACGTATAGAAATGATTTTTATGAAGTCTAGGTACACAGGAAATGGAACAATTCCACTAAGGTATTCGGGAAATATAAATAAAATATCAGATGTTTATTAAAAATAGGAGAAATTTATGGATGGTTACTTGTCAAAACTAGTAGAGTTAATAAAAGAAGGTAAAACCAATAAGGAAATAAAGGCTGAATTTTGGGTTAATGATAGCCAATTAACCTATATGAGAAACAAGTTAGGGATATTCACTAAAAACAATAGAAAGAAGGTATACAAATATGAATAAGACAGTATTAATCGGGAATTTAACTAAAGATATAGATTTAAAATTTCAAGCTGGGAGTGGCTTGGCAATAGGAAAATTTAGTTTAGCAGTTGCTAGACAAAAGAAAGGTGAAACAGATTTTATTAACTGTATAGCATTTGGAAAAACTGCCGAAACAATGAGCCAATATCTATTCAAAGGTTCAAAAGTAGCTATTGAGGGACATATACAAACTGGAAACTACACTAATAAAGACAATCATAAGGTTTATACAACACATGTCGTTATAGATAGATTTGAGTTCGTTGGTGGCAAGAATGAAGGACAAGCACCAAGCAATAATCAATCAAGTTTTGGAAATGATATAGTTCCAGATAATGACATTGATTGTCCGTTCTAAAGTCGTAATTGCAAGAAAGTGAGAAATAAAAAGAAGTAATACTAGTTAATATGTATGGCCATACCTTCAGACGTGGAGGGAAAAGAAATATGGATAATAAAAAAATAAAAATAGAACTATACAATGATAATTTTCAAAATTACAAGAGATACAGTATACCAAAAGCTCAATTAGTAATTGCAGATATTCCATATAACGTTGGCACTAACTTTTATGGAAGCAATCCTATGTGGTATAAAGGCGGAGATAATAAGAATGGTGAGAGCAAATTAGCAGGCAAAGCTGCATTTAATTCGGATTTTAATTTTAATATTGCAGAGTATTTCCATTTCTGCAACAGGTTATTAAAGAAAGAACCTAATAAGCCGGTGCCAAGAGGAAGAAGTTCAGATGCGCCATGTATGATTATATTTTGTGCTTTTGAGCAAATAGAAAGTGTAAAACAGTACGCTAAGAAATATGGATTTAAAAATAGTATTCCATTAGTGTTTATAAAAAATTATAGTCCACAAGTATTGAAAGCAAATATGCGAATTGTTGGTGCGACAGAATATGCATTAGTGCTTTATAGAGATAAGCTACCTAAATTTAGAAATGGCTTACAGGTAGATGAGAATGGAAAAAATATAAAGGGGACAGGGCATATGATTTTTAACTGGTTTGAATGGAAGAGAGATAATACAAAAGAATATCCTAAAATTCATCCATCACAAAAACCGGTTGGATTATTGAAACAGTTAATAGAAATATTTACTGATGAAGGGGATGTTGTAATTGACCCTTGCGCAGGAAGTGCTACAACATTAAGAGCGGCTATGGAACTTAATAGAAATTGTTATGGGTTTGAAATATCTAAGGAATTTTATAAAAAGGCTAAAGAAAATATGTTAGCAATGGAAACTCATAATAAAGATATTAAAACAAAGGTAAATGAAGTGCTAGAAGGACAATATTCAATGTTTTAGAGCAGAATGTGTAGAAAACACGACATAACTGAATAGGGGTTAAGTTTATAAGCTTAATATAGGACAAGTTAATGGCATAGGCTTAACTCTTTATTATCATATGAAAATCAAGTGAGAAGGAAGTGATTAGATGAAAATTATCAAAGTTAAAGGAATTGACTGCCCTAGCAAATACTTAATAGAAGTAAATGGGACATACTTATTCGCTAATAATAAAGAAATTGCAGAGAAAAGCAGTGCTTACATTCAAGGTTACGAAACGAATTTAGAACCAAGAATAGAAAAGTTTTTAGATAGATTTATAGGACGTGATAGAAAATGAGGTATAAGTATTCAGATTCAGAATTGAAAAAACTTCTTAAAAATCTTTGTATTGTAATTGACACTAGGGAACAGGTTAATAAGCATATTACGGATTATTTTGATAAGAAAAAGATTAAGTATAAGGTTAGAAAACTAGACCAAGGGGATTACAGTTGCTACATAGAGAGTAATGAAGAAACTCAACCTTTAGGAGTAATAAGGGATTGGTACTTTGACAATAAAATAGCCGTTGAACGTAAAAATTCGGTAGATGAATTAATCCAAAGTATCAAGGATAGAGATAGATTTGAAAATGAATTTGCAAGACTTAAGATGTACGGAATAAAGGTTCATATGATAATCGAGGATAAGGATTTCTATACCAAGCTGGCTACAGGGGACTATAGAAGTGAGTATAAAAAGGAAAGTGCGGTTGCCAGTTATGAAACTTTAATATCCAGGTATGATATATCGGTTCAAGGACACGAAAAAAGGGAAGTTGGCTACAGAATACACAAGATTTGTTATTACTTCGTAAGGGAACTTATTAAAAACATAGGGTACATGGAGGGAGGAAAATAATGATAGATTACAAAAAGGCACTAGAACTTAAGCAAAGTGGTAAGCCATTAAAAGAAATTATGGAAGAGTTAAATATAGATGTTAAGTATAAAACATTTCAAAAAGCATTGTATGAGTATGAAAAGACAGGGCATGAAAGGGAATTTAGAAAAATAGAGAGTTTAGATGCAGACCTTCGAGAGGTGGTTTTGGAAGCGATCAGAAAGGGGACAACCTTAGAAGAATTAGAATACCAAGGAATAAGTAAAAGGGTGTCTAAGGCTCTAATAGAGGATTTAAAAGAAGAAGGGTATGAGATAGGTGAAGTAAACGGAACAATATCCATACTGAAAACAGTAATAGGTCCAGTTGAGGAACATAAGGAAGAATGGAATGGTGAGGAAGAAATAATATTTGGGGTTGTGTCAGATACCCACTTATGCAGTAAGTACCAACAGATAACATTCCTTAATGAAGCTTATGACAAGTTTAAGGAGTTAGGAATTAAGAAGGTTTACCATTGTGGTGATATATCGGACGGATTTTATAAAAACCGAGATCAACAAATTTATGAAATATTCAAGTTTGGGGTAGATGAACAAGCTGAATATATCATAGAAAATTACCCTAAGAGAGAAGGTATAACCACAGATTTTATAATAGGAAACCATGATAACACTGCGATTATCAATGGAGGGGCAAATATCGGCAAAATGATTGCTAGGGAAAGAGAAGATATGAATTATCTAGGTCATAGCTTTGCCAAAGTTTGGCTAACACCAAAATGCGACATGGATTTAGTTCACCCTATAGATGGTTCAGCGTATGCACTTAGTTATAGTGGTCAAAAGTATTGTGATAGCTTAAGTGGAGGGGAAAAACCAAAGATTATAGCCATGGGACATCATCACAAATTCTTCTATATGTTCTACAGGAATATTCACTTTATAGAAGTACCAACCACACAGGCACAAACTCCATTTATGAAGGGTAAGAAGTTGCCAGCTTACACAGGAGCATTGATTTGTAGGTTAAAAGTAGATGCAGAAGGAACTATAAAGAATTTCAATGTTGAGTTATTACCACTTTACAAGGCTTTAGAAAATGATTTTTAGGAGGGGTTAAGTCCCCTCCAAGGAGGTAAATATGAAAGTTGAATTGAGTAATCAAGAATTGAAGGATATACATGGATGCTTAGGCGCAGTAGCTTTAGAAAATTTAGGTCATATTAATGCCTTTAGGCAGAATGGTAGGAGTGACTTAAGAAAGTTAGCTGATAACTTGGAAAAAGAGTATGAAAGAGAAATGACTTTACTTAACAAAATATTTAAATTAATAGATTGGGGGAATAATTAATGAATTTAGAAGAGTTTAAGGAATTTGCAAAGACTGTTACTAGGGGAGAGTTTTTAACTAACAATGCTGAAAAATATTATGAGAATTTTACTCCTGTTATTTTAAAAAATTTAGAAAATGCTTGTCCAGAATGTGTTGGACTTAAAAATAGTGATGATAGTTGCCTAAATTGTTCAAAGTGTTGGCGTGAAGCAGTAAAAGACATTAAGTTCAAAGATGATATAGAAAAAGAATTAATTGAAGCAATGAATAAACAACCAATTATTGTTTCTGATAGCGTTAATCATCCTTCTCATTATACTCATGGCAAAATAGAAACCATAGATAAAATAGAAGATGTTTTGGGATTAGAAGGTTTCCAGGCTTACTGTGTGGGTAATGCTATCAAGTATTTAGATAGATACAAGTTAAAGAACGGATTCGAGGATATAAAAAAGGCTAAGAGATACTTGGAGTTTTATATTGAAAAAACGGAGGGGAAAGAATGTTAATTAAGATTTATATAGTTTCAATATTTGCATGTTTAGTATTTGGTGAATTAGTAGTTTTAAGGTTCAAAAGCATAGTAGGCAATGGTTATAAAAAGAAAAAAAGAACTATATTAGAAGGTTTTGTGTTTTATATAAGGGGATTAGGGTTTACGATGATACCAATATTAAATATAATTTCTGCAATTACATTTGCTATTTTATTTTTCTTTGCAAGTGATGAGTGGTATAAAGATGCATTTGGGGAGGATAAGGAATGCTAAAAGTATTAAGGTTTTCAATGGCTGCATTGGCAACAATGTTAATTATTCTTTTAATATTTGCCATAGTTGGAATAGAAGATGTTACTCTAATACACGAGTTAATTGTTTATATAGGTAGTCCTTTGGGTGGATTGATTTACATTAACATAGATAAGGAGTGATAGTATGGATAGAAAGGAAATTCAAGATAGAATAGAACAGAATAAAAAGGCTTTAGCTGATTTGGATAAGAAGTATTTAAAGGCTTTTGCACCAGAAGGGTACAAGAGTGGGACAAGCTACAATGATTATGACACGATTCACGGAAGCAGAAAAGACCCACGAATTACAGAATATTTTGAGGAACGTAAAAAGATATTAACCTTAATAGAATTAGATGAGGGATTGCTAGATAAGGTTGTTATGGTAGATGTGGACGAAGATGAGTATTTAAAAGTGCTAGATACCAATGTTAAAAAAGTAAAGTTCCTAAGAGATGTAAAAGGATATACTCAACAGGAAGTATCTGATAAGTTAAAGCTAGGGTTAAGGACAGTTCAAAGAATAGAAAAAGAAGTACGTAATGTGTAGAAAGGGTGAGTGTTATTAAAAAGAAACATATAAACTATATCACTTGTAAAATATGTGGAAAAGAAATGAATACAGGAATGTGCTATACGCGATTAGGAAGATGGATTAGAACTAAGATGATAAAAAGAAAGCATTGGCATACAAAAGCAGAGGTTTTGGGTAAACAAATTTTTGGAATTTATATACCAACTACGGATAGAAAAAGAGATGTATAATTAACAATTCCAAGAAATGTCGTAAAAGTGGCGGTAAATTGTCAGTAAAGTGGCAGTACCATTTGATTTTTAATGTGTTATAATGGTATTAAGTTAAAGTGTAAGATAAGTCGAGGGATTAAATTCTCTCGGCTTTTTGTTTTGCTTTAAAATAGCAATAGGTTGTTTGGCGGGTTGGAGTTATAAGGGTTTACCAACGTGTCAGTAAGGGAGTGGAAGGCTGATAGATTAAAACTACTGGAGGTGATTAGGTTGGAGAGATATATCAAGAAAGTTTTGCTATTTGGCAGGGATGAAAAGAATAGAGAGTGTATTTGCAGTTTCTTTAATCCTAGTTGCCAAAAGGGTTATAACGGAGAATGTGAAGAAGTAGAATGCACCATAGATAGATTTGGTGGTATCAAAGAGTGCTTCAAGAATAATAAAAGAGATCATGCTAAAAGTGATATATAAAGTGTTGGATTGTTGGTAGAAAGGAGGTAAGTATAAAATGGCTTTAACGGATAAGCAAAGAGATGCTATTGAATATATCGTACAGGGTGAAAATATTAGTAATGTTGCCAAGTTAGTAAAGGTTAATAGAACTACTATTTACGAATGGATGAAGAAAGAAGAATTTAAGAGTGAAGTAGACAGGCTTACAACAGAGATAAAAAATGGAGTTAAACAAAAGATTAATGCTAAAATAGATTCAGTGCTTGACCAAGTGTACAAGATAGCCACTACAAGCAAGAGTGAGAAGAATAAGCTAGATGCCTGTACTTATCTGCTAGACCAGGCACTGGGAAGGGCTACAAGCAAGGTAGCTGATGTTACGGACAAGGAAACAGATAATGCTAAGGTTGACCTAGATAGCGAGATGAAAGACCTTGATAACGTGGTTGATTTCGGCAAGATTAAGGAGAAATAATTTAATACTTCGCGTAGAGCAACGCGAAATAATAAAAATAACGCCAAAAGTTTAGTGTTGGTAAACAAGGTTGTGGCTATTCTCAATAGATTCTCAACAAGGAATGAGAGTATCACTAGCTTAGAGCGTTACAAAAATTACTTCGTGAAATTGATTATTTAGCGAAATAATTTACTGTGTGCTACTCAACTCCTAGATAGACCCCGGTAGGTTCTAATTTGCTACTCTCTCTAGGGCGGTGTCTTAGCTATATAATTTTTATAATAATTTTTCAACTTCGACATGATATAATTAGTCGAGGTGATAGAATGAATAATAAATATGCAGATGAATTTTTTAAATTAGTAGAAGATTCAGCAATAAGCGTTAAGCAAAAAGGTGGTAAAGAGTTTTCAATAACAATATCGTTAGATAACAATTTGTGTATTGATGGCATACCAAAAGTACCAGAAAATATTGATATAATTAGTATCATTGATGATGCTTATACTCTGAAAAGAGAATATAAATTTAGAGTTAAATAAAGTGATTTTAAAGATTAGCAAGTAAGCTAGTCTTTTTTATTTTGCAATAAATTAAGGAGGTATGAAGATGATACAATTTGACGGATATGAATTAACTGAAAATCAGTATAATCTTTATATCCTTAAAAAGCACTTGATTAGGTATACTGGAAGCCAAGAAAAAGCAGATGCATTAATAATGAAACATAAAAAGAACTTATTTGGTAAGAATGGACTAGCAGTAGCACTTGGAGAGCATGACTTTGAGTTCTATTGCTTATATTTTTTACAAGATACATTTGTACCCAAAGAAGATAATACCGCTAGAAACCTTGCACCAGTTCATCTTGAAATATGGGAGGAACTAAGCAAGATATTTATATATGATTTATACGACAAAGAGGAATTTGTACTTCCTAGAGGTTGTTCTAAATCAACTATTATAAATAAAGCTTTAAGCTGCTATGCGCATTGCTATAAAAAGAGTAGGTATACCATTGTAATTGGTAATAAAGAAACAGATGCCACCCAATTTATTGATGATACTAAGCAAATGCTAAGTAATAAATACATAATTCAAGGATTTGGCGTTTTAGTTAATAGGAAGGAAAGGACAGTTAATAAAATTGAACTTGAATTAACTAATGATACTAAAATTCAAGCCTTTTCTTGGGGGTCTTCTGTAAGAGGTACTACTTATGGTTGCATAGATGGAATATTTAGACCTTCTCTTGTAATTTGTGATGATATTCTTTCAGAGGATGATATTTTAAGTGATGGTGCTAAGGAAAAAGTAATTAAAAAGTATTATACAGAGATTGCCGAGGTTGGTGATGCGGAAGTAATAAGAAATGGTATTAAGATTAAAGCTGCAACCAAGTTTATTATTATTGGCACACCATTAGCACCAGATTGTTTCATAAATACAATTAGGCAAGATAGTACATTTAAAGTATTTAAAAGAAGTGTGTGTGATTTTGATGTTGACGAATACTTTGAGAATAACCAATGTTGGCTGCATTATAAAAAGATACTTCTTAATGACAAAATTGATAAAGAAGAAAAAGAGATCTTATTAAAAGAATACTATTCTAAGCATAAAGGTGAAATGGAGTTTAAGACCATTTGGGAAAAATACCAGTGTGATAAGTTAGCCCAAAAGTATTTCACTAAAAGAACTGCTTTCATGCAAGAACTTATGTGTTCTACTGAAAAGATAGGGGAAAAGTGGTTTAAGAGTATGAGAACTCAATCTAAAGAACAGATTGAGGATAATTACTTCTTAAAAACAATGTTATGTGCTGACCCAGCTTCTACTATTACAAGAACTTCGGACAGTACTGCTTTATGTGTTGGCTCACTTGCTAATAATGGCTTTAAATATGTTAGAAAAGGAATATTAGCAAAGTTAGGCTTTGAAGAGTATTGTCAAAAGGTGGTTGAGTTATTTAAGGAATATACCCAAGTAACTCATATTTATATTGAAAAGAATACATTCCAAGGCGCTGATGTAATTAGAATAAAAGAAATTATAAACGCTGACCCAACTTTAAGGAATAGACCAGTTACATTTATAAATGAAATGCAGAGAAAAAATAAAGATAACAAAATATCTGCTATGGTAGATGATGTTAACTCCGGACAAGTTATATTTAATGAAGATGATAAGGAGTTTAATCAGCAAGTGTTAGATTTTGCTGGTCAGCTTTATTCTTTGCATGATGATGCTCCGGATGTAACAAGTGAGCTTTGGAAGAGAATAGATGAAATACAAGTAGCTAATAAAATAACTCTATTAGATAGAAGATTATTAGGATTATAGGGGGTGAGAATTTGATTATAGATTTATTGAAAGATAAAGATTTATTATCTAAATTGTATGCAGAGTATACTAACAGTAAGGGTAAATACCAGAAAGCGTATGATTATTATTGCGGCAAAAGTGATGTGATGAAAACTTATCCGCAAACCGATAGAAGTAATAATAAGATTAAAGATAATACAGTTAAGGCTTTTATTGAAGAAGAAGTTGCATATAGTGTGGGTAATCCTGTTACATATGTTGACAATGGTAAACAAGGTGAAGTTATTAATGATATTGAAAAGAATATTAATAATATTAACAGTACTCTTGATGTAGATTTAGACACAACTATGAAGATTTTTGGAATAGCTTATGAAATGCATTATTTAAATGAAGGAGAATTTAAAGCTAAAGTATGCAATCCATTAGATTCTATAGCTTATATAAATACAGAGGGAAAAGCAGAATTATTTTTATATTTTTATAAGAAAATGCTAGACGATACAACTTATGTTGATGTTATAGATGATAATTGTATTTATAGCTTTACAACTGATTTTGGAGTGCCTTTTAACGTTATTAAACACAACTTTGGGGAATGCCCTGTTAGTGTAGCACGATTAAACAATGAAATAGAAGATACTATTTACTATGCAATTAAAGAATTGCAAGATGCACATGAAACAGTGTTAAGCACATGGGGAAATGAAATAGAAGATACTAGACTAGCTTACTTATGGATTAGTGGTGCTAGTTTAAACGAAGAAGAAGCAAAGAGAATGAAAGAAATGGGAATTTTGCAAACACAAGACCCAAATGGAAAAATGGGGTATCTAATTAAAAATATACCTAGTGACTTTATAAAAACATTTAGAGATATTCTTGAAAAAGAAATGTATAAGGTTACTAACCATTTAGATAACCAAACCCAAGTACAAAGCAATACTTCTGGCACAATGTTAGCAACTAGGCTTAATTGTTTAAGAATAAAAATTACAGTTCAACAGAAGTGTTTAAAAGAAGCGATTAAAAAGAGAATTAAGGATTTATTTACTTGGTTAAATATTGCATATAGCAAGAATTATAACTATAAGGATATAGATATCCAATTCACCCTTAATTTACCTTCTAATGATTTAGAAATGGCACAGATTATAAGTCAACTTAATGGGAAGTTGCCAATCAAGACCGGTTTATCTCAACTATCTTTTATAACTGATGTAGATAAGGTATATCAAGACTTAATTGATGAACAAAAAGATTTAATGGGTGATGATTTAGACAACTTGCCAAATGAAGGTGTTGTAAATGAATAAAGACCAGAAGATTTTTAGAGATAAGTTTATAGAATTTGCAGAGGAACTTTATAAGCAAGGTGATAAAGAACTTTTAAATATATTAAGGCAACAAAAAATAGATAGAGATAAGGTACTGAATGAAGTTGGATTGATATTGTTAAGATATGATATTCAAGACACTTCTTTAAACCTATCTCACGCTGAATATACCAAGGAATACAAGAATTTAGATATACTTATTAGTAATACTTTTGAAAGCCAGTACAACGGCGAGAAGGTGGCTACAGATAAACTATTAAAAATGATAGCGGAAGATAAGTATTACTCTAGTTCTTTTTTATTGTCGCTAGGTTTAGATTTTAAGTTGAATAAGATAAAAGCTAAGGATATAAAGAAAATCCTAGATGCAACAATAGAAGGTAAGAATTATAGTGATAGAATTTGGAGCAATAAAAATAAAGTTGCCAAAGTTATAAAAAAGGAAATGAAAGACTTTTTGCAAGGTAATACCAATGTAAATGATATTTATAAAGTGGTTAAAGATAGGTTCAATCAAAGTGCTTATATAACTAGAAGGTTAGTGCAAAATGAAGTCGCTAGAGTACAAGAAGAAGTTAATAATCAATGGCAAGAGGATAACAACATTGAATGGGTTTTATATGATGGCGCTTTAGATGATAAGATTTGTGGAGAGTGCCAACAGTATGATGGTAAAACTTATAAAGCTGATGAAAAGCCTATAGATTTACCTCAACACGTTCATTGTAGATGCACTTATATTAGTTTACCAAGCAAAGATTATAAGCCACGTTCAAGAATAAATAATATATCTAAAAAAGATATAGATTGGACTACTTATAAAGAATGGAAAAGTAAAAATGTTTAATTAGCACTTAGGAAACTAAGGCTTTTTATTATGCCTTTTATAGCTTACCACAAGGCTTTAAAGAATGGGATAGCAATAATATTAAGTTGAACTTTATGGGGCATTTATGAACTGTAAGGGGCAAGGAGGAATATGAAAAAGAGTGATTTAATTAAGTTACTTGAAAATGCAAGTGACGACCAAGATATAAACGAGTTAATCCTAGGTAACGAAGAGTTTAAAAGTCTTGGTAAGGCTGATTTAACCAAACTAACAGTAGATGAATTTAAAAATCTACTAAACACAAATGAAGGGGTTAAGAGGTATCAACAAAGCTTAATAGATTCAGCAGTATCTAAGGGAGTGGCTAGTTATGAAACTAATACATTGCCTAAGAAAATTGAGGAAGCTATAAAGCAAGCTAGTAATAAAAATAAAACTCCAGAACAGATAAAGCTTGAAGAGTTGGAAGAAAAATTGGCAGAAATGGAATCGCAAAAGATAAAAGCAGAACTTCAAAATAAATATACAAAGACCTTAACTGAAAAAGGCTTTGATACAAGTTTGTTGGATTTATGCTTTGATGAAAGCGAAGAAAACTTTAACTCTAAGTTAGAAACTATTTCAAACATAATTCAAGCAAGTACTGAAAAAGAGGTACAAACAAGATTAAAAGATGGGGAATACAAACCACCGAAGTCCAATAATCCAAATATTATTACTAAAGAAGATTTTAGTAAGATGAGTTATAAAGAAAGAACTAATTTGTATAGTGAAAACAAAGCACTATATGATGAATTAAGTAAAGAATAGGAGAGATGTATATGTCAAGTTTAACAACAAAAATAGCAGATTTAATAAACCCAGAAGTAATGGCTGATATGATTTCAGCTAAGATTCCACAAAAAATAGTAGTAGCACCTTTTGCAAAGGTAGATACTTCTTTATCTGGTCAACCAGGAGATACAATTACAGTCCCACAATATGCGTATATAGGTGATGCGGTAGATGTAGCAGAAGGAGTTGCAGCAGAAACAGTTAAATTAACTACTACAACTACTAAAGTTTCTGTTAAGAAAGCAATGAAAGCGGTTGAGTTAACAGATGAAGCTGTATTATCTGGTTATGGTGATCCAGTTGGTGAAACAAATATTCAATTAGCAAAATCTATAGCAGCTAAAGTTGATAATGATGCCATGAATGCACTTTACAATGCGCAATTAATGTTTGATGGTTCATCAACACAAATTGGCTATAATTCAATAGTAGATGCAATAGACATATTTGAGGAAGAGTTAAATACTGAAAAAGTTATGTTCATCCATCCAAAACAAGTGACTAAATTAAGAAAGGATGCTAACTTCATTAGTGCTGATAAGTACCCAGGTAATGTTGTGATGAGTGGTGAAATTGGTATGATTGCTAATACCAGAATAGTGCCAAGCAAAAAGGTAATTTCTTATGCAGAATGGTACAAATTTGATTCAGATGGTGCATTAACTATAGTTGAATCAAGTGGTGATGATTCTAGTACAGTTGATTTATCAAAAGTTTCTAAGACACTTCCAACCGCAAAAGTTGGAGATACAGTAACAAAAGTTTCAACAGAATGTTATTTTAATCCAATCGTGAAGTTGGAAAATGATACTGAAACAGAAGAAGATTCACCAGCATTAACTATCTATTTAAAGAGAGATACAAACGTTGAAGTTGATAGGGTTTCTTTAGCAAGAAAGACAGATATTTCAGCAGATAGACATTATGCAGCAGCTTTATCTAATACAAGTAAAGTTGTTTTAGCCAAGATAAAGAAGTAAAGGAGAGGGAATACCCTCTCTTTCTTTATTAAGGAGGTAATAAGTTATGCTTACAAGTGAAGTTTTAGAAAAGGCTTGTATTAGTGCTATAAGACAATATTTAAACGTAGATGGTATGGAAAAATTTACAGATGAGTATATAAAAGAAACTTATTCTATTGCTATAGAAGTTATGAAGGATAGTTATACCAAATCTAATATGGCTAAGGGTGGTTTAAGTGGGGTTAATAGTATAAGTCAAGGAAGTCAAAGTATTTCTTTTAATACCAATAATGATAGCAATAGTTTTATAAATGATGATGTAAAAGCATTATTACCACGACCATATGTGAGGTTATACTAATGATTTTCTTTGCAGATACAATTATGTATAAAACCGAAAAAACAGAAACTAACCATGCTGGTCATATTAGTACAAGCTACACAAAATTAGATGATGCTTATTATGTAAATATCCAACCTATTGACGAGAAAGCCATAAAGTACACATGGGGAAGCGATATTAAGTCAAATTTATCTATGTATTCAGATGTGGGTTTAAAAGTAGGGGATATTGCAGTAATTAATGATAAGGCTTATGCAATAGAAAAGAAAATAGCTTGGAGTACATATTCTTTGTATGCACTCTTAGAAAGTGATGAAGAAGTTATATGAGTTACAAGAGTAATATTCCAAAAATAAAAATCCAAGTTGATGAAGTGACAGAAAGTGCATTAGATGAAGTAGCCATTACTTTATTAGCAAATATGCAAAGTGTAACTCCTGTAAAAACAGGTGCATTAAAGAGAAGTTTAAGTTTTAAAAGGTATAAATATAGGGAACATATTATTAAGTTTGGAAGTAACTTGATATATGCCCCTAAGGTAGAGTTTGAAAATAAAAGCTTTTTAAGGTCTACACTAAGAGGTTGTGAAAATGAAGTTATAGATATTATTAAAAGACATTTAGGAGGGATAAAATGAGTTACATTGAACAAATAGCAGTTGAGGTATGGAATAAATTAAATGAATTATCCCCTAATAATGTTTTTGACTTAATTCCTAGTGATTTTGATTTTACTAAGAAAGTAGCAGTTGAATATAAGATTGGTGAAAATGTATTAGATCAAGTTTATAAAAATCAATACACTTTACAAATAAGGGTAGTTGGCAATTTTAATAGCCAATTATACAAAATTTTAAATTTAGCTGAATTTATAGACAAGGAAATGAACAAGGCCGAAATTCTTGAATCGAGAATTACAAGAGAATCGCCTTACATGACAAGCTACAATGACGAAGATAAGTACAATGTAGTTTTACAGTATTTAATTAATAGATATTAAGGGAGAGTGATATCATGGCAGCAGTTGCTAAGCAATTTATTGTTGATACTCCAACTTTGTATTATGGGGATATAGAATTAAGTAATCCAGATACATGGGCGGAAACACTAAAAGGAAAAGAGTTGGGATTATCTAAAGATGGAATAAAATTCAGTTGTAAGCCAACCATTAGACAGATAGAATATGACGGAAGAATGGAAAAGCAAGTTCAAGGAATGGATAGAATAACTAAGTGGGATATATCTGCCGAGGGTGAAATTGTTCAATTCAGAAATGAATTATTACCAATATCCCTTATTAAAAAAGGCGCTACAGAAAGCACAAAATTTGATCTATATACTCCATCTAACAAAATTGAAGATGCTGACTATAAAATGTTAGTTATAGTTGGTAAAGTCCATAATTCGGACGAACCTATAATTATAGTAATAGAAAATACCTATAATGGTGAAGGATTTGAGTTTGAAGGAAAAGACAATGATGAAAGTACAGCCACATTTACTATGAACGCTCATTATAAACAAGATAGTGATGATGTACCTTGTAAAATTTACTGCAAGAAAGCAGTTGTATAGGATTAGGGAAACCTAGTCCTTTTTATTTTAGAAAGGATGATTGATTTGAAAATAACTACACAACAATGTATTTCAATATTAAAGTTTATTAATGCTATGGGTATCAAAAAAGACCTTATAGATGGTATTAAAAGGATTTTAGGACTGAAAAATGATAGTGATTTATTAACTAGATCTATTGCTGAAAAACTTGGCGATAAAAAAGATGATATTAACGAGGTAGCAAAGTTCCTTATGGAAAATGAAGATATAAGAGTACAAAGGAACAGGTTAAGTGAAGATCAACAAGGTTGTTTATTTGAAATTGTGTATTTAATTATAGAAGGTATTCCGAGGGCAGAGGATTTATTTTATAAGACTATTGCAGATATAAAAGGACTAGATGTAGAAGTTGTAAAAGGCACAGATGGTGCTGAAACTGTAGAGATTATAAAAGAAATAATAAATAGTGAGACTTTTATGGGTTTTTTCAAATTGACTATGAAGTAGAAAGTTTAGGTGGAAATTTAATAGGTTTACTTATTAAATACAATATCTATTTTCAAATACTTCATATGCCAATAAACGAGAGTTTAGAGTTAATATTAAGCATTGTAAACACACATTATGAAGAAAGAAAGTACAAGGAATGGCTATTAGGTTCAGTTGTTAATGGCTTTAGTGGTGATAAATTAAAATCTTATACAGAATTTTTAGGAATAAAGAATACCAGTAACTTTACTTCTTCAAAATCGGTTGATGAAATTAAGAAAGAAAATGAAGAAATATTAAATAACTTCTTTAAATAATCCCAAGTGAGGGGGTGAGAGAATGGCAGAAGCTTTTGTATTAGAAGGTAAAGTTTTATTAGATGCTAAAAATGTAATGAATGATTTAGACAACATAGATAAAAAAGCGAGTGAAACTGGAAACACATTTGACAAGATTAAAAGTAAAGCTGGTGACTTTAGTAAATCTTTAGATAAATGGGTTACTAAAGCCTTAAAGGCTGGTTCTGTAGCATTAGCTGGATTTGGAGTGGCTAGTTTGAATGTTGGTTCTGATGCACAAGAAGCAGAGCAAAAATTTGATGCAGTATTTAAGAATATGTCCGCAGATGCAAAGAAATTTGTGGATAGTTTTAGCAAAGAATATAATCGCTATGATGCGGATATCATGAATATGATGGCAACAACCCAAACCATAGGAAAGAACTACGGCTTAACGGCTAATAGAGCATTAGAAATGTCAAAATCAATGCAACAATTAACTGCTGATGTAGCAGCGTTTAATGATATGAACGACCCAGAGGTTCATGAAAGATTATTAGCAGCCTTAAGAGGTGAAGGAGAAAGTTCAGAAATATTAGGATTTTCGATAAATCAAACCACATTAGCAGAGTATGCAAGGCAAAAAGGCATTAAAAAATCAATAACTCAAATGTCACAAGCTGAACTAGTTGAGCTAAGATATGGGTTAATGTTAAAGCAAAGTGGCGATATGGCAGGGTATGCAAAAAAAGAAAGTGATGGGTTCCCGGCTCAAGTAAAAGCCTTAACCGCAAAGTTTAAAGAACTGACAGAAGAATTGGGGAAAAAACTATTACCATATGCTTTAAAGTTTATAAGTTGGGCGAATGAAAACATAGATAAACTTCCTGTGTTAGTAGGTATTCTAGGAGGATTATTAGTTACTGTAAAAGGATTTTTTATAATCACCAAAATAAAACAAGCTTTAGATGCTTGGAATATTGCCACTGCTACTAGTACTACAGTAACCAAAGGGGCGACATTGGCACAGAAGGGATTGAATTTAGCTTGGCTATCTAGTCCTATAACTTGGATTATAGGCGGCATAATGCTTTTAATCGGTGCTATAGTACTTTTGTGGAATAAGTCAGATGCATTTAAAGCTGATGTACTTGCATCATGGGACACAATTAAGACTAAATTCCAAGAATTTGACGATTTCTTAAATAATATATTTGCAGTAGATTGGTCAACTGCTTTTGGAAGTTTTGGTAATGTTATAAACGCCTTTTTGGTTAATGTAAAAGGTGTATGGGATTCCATAAAAAGAATCTTTGGTGGAATAATTGACTTTATTGGTGGCGTATTTAGTGGCGATTGGGATAGAGCATGGCAAGGTGTAAAAGATATTTTTGGTGGAATAATGGGCGGATTAGGTGCAGTTATTAAAGCCCCACTTAATGCAGTAATAGGGCTTATAAATGGTGCTATACAAGGCATTAATAGTGCTATTAGTTTTACTGTTCCAGATTGGATTCCCGGTTTAGGCGGTAAGGGATTTAGCGTAAATATTCCTAAAATTAATTACTTAGAAAATGGTGGTATATTTACTAGACCAACAATGATTTCACCAAACATTATGACAGGGGAAAAGAATAAAGGAACACAAGCACAAACAGAAGTTATGATACCTTTAGATAGGTTAGAACAATGGATTAAATGGTTAGCAAGTAGACCCGTTGCAATAGATGGTAGGGAATTAATGAGAGTTGTTGCACCATATCAAGACGAACTTGAAGAATACAATAATAGATTTGCATATTAGGAGGGGATTTGATTAATGTTAGATAGATTTATATTTAATGGAAAGAAAAATTATAGTGATCTAGGTTTATTGGTTAAGTCCCCAATTAATATTCCTATTACCCAAGAAAAAGTTACAGATGAAGAAGTTGAGGGAAGAAACGGAAGCTTAACAATAGCAACTGGCACATATCCTGATAAAACACTAGATATCGAGGTAGGCTTGGAGGACAATTCCGAGTTTTGGAAATACTTTGACCAAGTAGATGACTGGCTAACTAACATAGAAGATAATAGATTAATTTTATTAGATAGACCTAATAAGGCTTATCGAGTAAAAAGAGTTAATAAAAGTAATTGGGTAAAAGAATTAAGATGGGAAGGTACAACAACAATATCATTTTTGTGTGAGCCATTCCTTACAGAGATAGAAGAATATCCAATAAATATATTAAATACAAATAACTTTTACTACCAAGGTACTTACCAAGGTGAGGTTAATTTAAAGATAAAGGCTACCGGGAACATACAAGTTGTGTTTAATGGTGAGCCTTTTATTGTTGAGGGAGTTAATGGGTTTGTAGAGATAGATGGAAAAATTCCAAGGTGTGTAAATGAAGATGGTACAAACCACGATTTTACTGCTACATTCTTTCCAACGTTGCAGAGGGGTAATAATACTATAGAACTTATTGGAAACATTACAGAAGCTATTATGTTGCCTAATACGGCATATGTGAATTAGGAGGTGTTTTTATGAATGGAAATATAATTAAAATAAGTCATTTCCCGAAGGGTACTCCTAAAGATACTGTGCTAACCAAGACAAGAACTGTATTAGATAATATCTGTAGGAGTTGCACAGTTGAGGAAGATATAGCAAGTGGAAACTATGTTTTAGATGCAGAATTTTTAGTTGATAGTGGAGGATTATGGAACGAATTAGTTGAGGAAAGTATATTAAAAGTCCAATTAGACTATGGAACAGAGATATTTGTAATAAAGAAGGTTAAGAAACAGAGTAGATATATAAGCGTTACCGCAGTACAAATGACAATACACGCTTGTAATACATTATGGCTAGAAGATGTTAGACCAACCAATACAAATGGACAAGGTGCATTGAGCCATATGCTTACTAATGCTATAGGAAAGAAAAAAGAAATAGTATTACAATCTAATATTTCTGTAATGAACACTGCTTATTACCAACGTAAAAAGCTACAGGAAGCGTTGTTTAATGCTGATAATAGTTTTATCGAGCGTTGGGGTGGCGAGGTTCTAAGAAGGGGATATACACTTTCTATAAACGATAGAATTGGAATGGATAGAAAGGTTGTTATTCGCAGAGGTAAAAACTTAACTGGATTTGAAGGAACTACAGATTTAGACCAACTATGCACTATGGCAAAAGGAGTTGGATTTGATGAAATTACCCACGAAGGTTATGTAATGTCCCCACTTGCTGAACAATACGACCAATATTATCCTAGAGAATTTAAATATGATGATGTTAAAGTCAAAACAGAAAATGATACAGAGGGTTATGACACTCTTGAGGAAGCACAAGCCGAGTTAATAAGAAGGGTTAATTTAGAATACACTAAAAACCACGTTGACGAATTAAGGGCGGAATATAATCTTAGTTTTATACCTTTAGGCATGACAGAGGAATATAAGCACCTTGCAAGTGAGGTTATTTACTTAGGTGATACAGTTAAAATCCAAGAAACATTATTAGGAATAGATTTGAAAGTTAGGGTTATTAGCAGAAAATATGATGTTATGAAGCAAAAGCCTATTTCTATGACATTATCTAATATTCCGATTGAAGAAAAAAGAACTACAGTAAGCGACAGTGCTATTATTAAGCAACTTAAAGACCAAATAAAGCAAAGTAATAACTCGGTTGCAGAATATGTGCAAAGCATGATTAACAGTGGTTCTACAAATTCCTATGTACTTTATAGACAAAATGAAATATTGGCTATGGATAGTAAAGATATAAATAGTGCTATAAATGTAGTTAGATTAAATAAGCATGGTTTGGGCTTTAGCAATACAGGCTATTATGGCGAATATACTTACGGATTTACTATAGATGGGGTTTTAAATGCTAGTCTAATTAGAACTGGAATACTTACTGCTATTCTAATACAAAGTGTTAGTGGGGATTGTAGTATAAATCTAGAAACAGGGGAAGTTAATTTTAATAAGGGGAGTATAAAAGGTCCGGGGATAGATATAAGTTTAAACAATGGATATGTAAGGACTTTTGCTACAATAGCTGGTGAAATATTTGAAGTAATGTTATCTCAAGGTGGAATTAAATCTAATCATAGTCTTTCGCTGAAAGCACAAGAAAAAATGAATTTAGAGAGTACTGGAAATTGGTTATATCTACTTTGCCAAGAAGGTGCAAATAGCACTAAATGGAGCAATATCTTAATGAGTAAAGATAATGTAATAATTAGTGCTGATGGTGGCAGTAGTGGAAAAGTGCTTATAAATGGTAAGAATGGCGTTGAAATAAACGGGCGAGAAATAACTTCGACTTTAAATAATATAGAAACTGTGATGTTAAGAAGTGAGGGGATTATATGATAAGTGAATTTTATGTAGAGTGCTTAGCAAAGAAAATTATAAATAAAGAAATAAATCTCTACACTAATAATCCTTTCTGCATTGAAGATATAAAGAAAGAAGAGTATATAGAACCGGTTAAGATGAAAATAGAGGAAATGGGGGAACTTGATAATGGTTTATCCAAGTAATATAAATTTAAACTTAAATACACAATATGTGTTGCCGATTCCGACTGCACAACAAGGGGACACCGCAAGAGTATTAACTTTTAACATACTCAATAATGGGGTTCCTTTTAGTTTGGTTGGAAAATCAGTTAGGGCAAAGATACTTAAGCCAGATAATACGAAATGTTACAATGACTTGACTATTACCAATGCCACTAATGGGGAATGCACTTTAAATCTTACCAATCAAATCTTAGCGGTAGCTGGAAAGGTTAATTGCCAGCTTGAAATAAAAGAAGGGGAAGAACTTCTAAGTACAATTATATTTTCAATAGATGTTGAACCTAGTATAGATATAACTGGTGCGGTTGAAAGTAGTAACGAGTTTACCGCTTTGCAAAATGGGCTTACAAAGTTAGATGAATGGGATAAATATTTTAAAGAAACTAGTGGTGCTATAGAAGAAAAATATACCGAAAGATTAAATAGAATTAATTCGTCCTTGGAAGAAAAGGCGAATCAAAATGATTTAGAGAAAACTAATAAAAATGTAAGTCCAATAGTTCCTATAGCAAAAGCAAAAGGAATGGCTATTACCATTATAGAAAATTCAGAAGATTTAGAAAATCTAAAAAAAGGAGTTGATGCTAGTGTTCAAATAGGATCAAATACTCTAATTATAAGTATTAATATAAATTATAATTTTGCAAATTCCAATCCTGAATTTTGTAGTACAAATAGATTACAAGTATTTAAAGATTTATGTGTTTATGCAAAAGAAAAGGGTGTTGATGTTATAGCAAAAATGCACACAATTCCAACATCAAGCGATTACCAAACAGAACCAACAGATGTTGCTTTATGGTTTGGTAATTATAAAACTCTTGTTACAGAAATACTATCTTTTTGCAGTGCAAACTCTATAACAAAAATAGCATTGCATAACGAATTGGATAGGCTTACAAAAGAAAAATTTAATACTTATTGGGAAAATATTATAAATTATTGTAAAGAAACATATCCACAATGTTCTTTGGGGATGTCTTTAACATATCAACAAGCAATAGATTTTACTTCTTATAGTAATTATGATTGGTTTGGGTTTAATTATTATCCTCGTTTAACAACTAATGGATTGAATGAAAGTGAAATGAATTTATTAAAAGGCTTTTATTATGATTTAAAAGGAAGAAAACATATAGATTTATTAAATAAGCTTAAAAGAGAATATAACAAACCAATTTATATAACTGAAACTGGATGTTGCTGGAGAGAGGGTAGTTTAGAATCACCAGGCACTCCAAACTATACTGGAACTGTAAGTGAAGAAACACAAAGTATATATTTAGAAAGTATGTTTAAAATGTTTTACAATGCAGATTGTATAGACGGTATTTATGTGTTTTGTGCCAATACTTTTGGAGAGTATAGTATATGGGGGAAAGATGGACGATTTATAGTAAATAAATGGTATGGGGGTAATTTGTAATGAAGTCTAATTTAAATTATGAAGGATATGAATATTTAAATGAATTAAATCATAATGATAGAGGAAATCCACATCCGCAATATATAAAATGGGATAATATTTATAAGTTTCCAGATTGTGAAGCAAATAAATTTATAAAAATATTTACATTTAGAAAGAAAGCAGATTATAATTACTCGTCAATTTTTTCTTTTAAATTGATAAAATTAGATCATATAAGCGAATACAGACAAAATGATATAGTAATACAGATAATAAAAAATGGTACTAATATTACTACAAAAATACTTCCTATGACTAATTATGGAACTGTATTTATAAAACTAAAAGCAATATCGAATTACGACGATTCTACAAAAGTTACAACTGTCGAATTATTTTATCAACAAATAACATCCAATGATATTTATGGAATACAACCATTATTTAAAAATGTATATTCTAGTTATTACAATGAAGAATTTGAATTGACGTTAGAAGGAAATATAGCTGTTTTGCCATCAGGAATTGAAAGTGTAGTAAAAGATGGTGAAGGGATTATGTTTGGAGATGTTCCACTATCTAAAACATCTAAAGGAATAAAAGGACAAGTCGCATGTGATGGAGCGTATTTTTATATATGTTACACTCAAGATAACTGGATAAGAACGCCTAAAGATCCTACTTGGTAAAAATAGTTATATGTGATAATATGTTGTAGAGGTGGTATGTTGTGTCGTATAGAGAAAAATGGTTAGATAGTGCAAAAGGATTTGCTATATTATTAGTTGTTTTAGGACATACATTTAGGGGATATACATCTGCTAATATGTATAGTAACATGGAAAATATATGGAAGTATATAGATTTTACTATATATAGTTTTCACATGCCTTTATTTTTTATAATTAGTGGATATGTGTATAATAAATTTTCTACATTAAAAAATATAAAAGAATATCCTAGGTTTATTTTAAAAAAATTTCTGAACTTAATTATTCCATATTTTATATTTTGTAGTATTCAACTCGGAATAAAAATAATTTTAGATGGCTCAACTAATAGTGGAGCTTCAATAAAAGATATACTTTTATTACCGATATACCCTAAAGAACAATTCTGGTTTATATATACGCTTTTCTTTATTTTTATGTTTATACCTATATTAGATTTAAAAATAAAGAATAAGAAGGCAATATTAATAACATTATTTATATTAAAAATAGCATTGATATTTTTTAATCCACAAATATTTGCAATTAGCAGTGTAATGGATTGGGCATTCTATTTTTATATAGGGTGTATTTTGGAAGAAGTAAGATTTAATAAAATACCTAGTACTTTTTTATTGGTAGTATATTTAATT